TGCTAATGATCGTGCCATACTACAACAACGAGGTGCTCAAGAACGTCAAGCACAAATTGTCAATGATCGAATTGCTTTTGAAAAGAAATCAGAAGAAGAAAAGGCACAGTTTGTTATTCAACAAGGTGCTGACATGTTCTCAGCACTAGGTGCTCACAACAAGAAGGCCTTTGAAGCAGCCAAGGCATTTAACATTGCCAACGCTATCATGAACACCTACATGGGTGCTACCAAAGCATTGGCCACATATCCACCACCATTTAACTTTATCGCAGCCGCTGCGGTTATTGGTATGGGTCTTGCTCAGGTTGCCACAATCCGTAACCAACAATACTCAGGACGTCAGTTGGGTGGTCCTGTTATGGGTGGTACACCATACCTAGTTGGTGAGAATGGTCCAGAATTATTCACACCCAACACCACTGGTTCAATAACTAGAAACAGTGATCTAGGCGGCGGAGGACCAGTCAATGTTACATTTACCATCAATGCTATTGATACATCAGACTTTGATACATTGATTACACAACGCCAAGGCACTATAAAACAAATTATTTCTGACGCTATGTTAGAACGTGGACAAAGGAGTGTAGTATAATGGCTGATCTAGCAACAAGATATCCAACATCACCTGAACCAGCAAGTGTTGATTTTTCTTTGGTGACTCCTAGTCAAACCACTGAAACCAATTCAGGTAAAATACGTAGAACAGGTTATGGAGTAAGTTTTTATCGTGCTAAACTAACATATCCTCCATTAACTGCTCTTCAAGCAGGCACTATCAAAGGTTATCTAGCACAGGCCTATGGTCCACAACTTTCATTTGAAATTGTATTACCAGAAATATCATATTCTAGTCTAACTAATCAAACTACAAATACCTGTACAGTTGGTTCAACGAATTCAGGCATAGGTGCCACCAACACCGTAGGTGCTAAGGCGGTACAATTAACAGGCTGTGGCAATACTAAAACTGTATTGGCCGCAGGTGATTACTTTAAATTTTCAAATCATTCTAAAGTTTACATGTGTGTGGCACCATGTACTTCAGACAACGCTGGTAATGCTATACTTTATTTTTCAGGCTCATTGACCAACACCATAGTGAACGGTACAACCACAGTGACAATCACTGCTGTGCCATTTACAATGATTTTAGATAATAACTTACAAGAATGGACAGTGGGTAACAGTGGTATTACCAACATTGAAGTATCAATGAGAGAGGACTGGTAATGAGTTTCTTTAAAAACTTCGGTGGAACAATCAAAGCAGTAACCACAGGCAGTACCACAATTATCGAAACCACCGAAGCACATGGCCTGTCTGTTGGAGATACCATTAACCTAACTGGTGTTGGCGGTCTTGCGGCATTGTTTAGAGCCGCAGGCGGTGTTATCAAAGCAGTGCCTAGCAGTGTTACTATTGAAGTTGAAATTGACAGTAGCAGTGTTACTGAACCATATGTGCCTTACAGTTTTAGACTAGTACGTGACGAAATCTATCGCAGTCATAATTTTGCCGTAGACCTTGTTGAACTACATCTAGGCTCAGGACAAAATCTTTATTTCTGTAATGGTGGTATTGACCTTACTGTAGATACTACCACTGCTCCAGACGCAGGATCAAATATCTATGAAGCACAAGGTGACTTTATTGGATTCAGTCCATTAGACGAAGACTTTGATGTGCGTGTAGGTAAGTTTTCAATTTACCTAGCAGGTGTTGGTAACAACCTTGTAGACTACTTTATTGAAAACAATGTGGTAGGCAAGCGTGTGGTAATCTACAAGGCATTCTTAGAATTACAGACATTGGCCATTGTCCAGAGCCCTGTGCTGATGTTTGATGGACAGATACATAATGTTACTATCAAAGAAACACCAAGCAGTTGCCAAATTAACGTAGACTGTGCCAGTTTGTTTGCGGACTTTGAACGTACCGCAGGTCGCAAGACCAACAACTGGTCAAATTGGTTTTTCCAAGGGGCACAAATTGATACCTCAATGGAAAAAACAGGATTTGTTGGACAGACAGAATTTAAATGGGGAAAAGTCTAATGATTGTTAGAAAAGTTGTGCCACAGGATTTTGATCACGTGCTTACCTTATTGAAATATCAAGTAGGTGAACTAGAGCGTGATGATATCTATGATCACAATACAGCATTAGACAATTTGCGTACAGCATCTATAAAATCACATTACTTTAATTTTGTAGCCTTGGAAGGAAATAGACCTGTAGGATTTATCACAGGCTATGGAACTTCATACAAAGAATATACTGATATCAAGATGGTACACATTGGTAATTTTTACCTGTTACCGTCACACAGAGATCAATCTACATTTGATCAATTATTTCAAAGTGTAACAGAGTGGGCTGCTTTAATAGAAGCATCTTACATCACTGCTGAGTTAACTGACGTTAATCAATTAGACAGTCTAATGGAACAAAGGTTACCAAAAGTTTATAAAATTTTAATGTTGGAGATCTAAATGGGATTCTTTAAATCCATTACCAATGCGTTTAAAAGTGTTGTTAATGCCATTGGTAGTATTGTTAAGGCTGTAGTCGGTGTTGTCAGTTCAGTCATTAACTTTGTTACTCAGCCCTTTATGGGCTTGTTTGGCGGACAGCCTGACATGCCTAGTGCTGGGCAAGAAGCCTCAAGACAAGATGGTGTTTTAGTCCAAAAACAAGGTTCTAATGTCAACATTCCTGTGGTCTACGGCATGCGTAAAGTAGGTGGCATTGTTACCTACGCAGAAACAGGATCTGACAACAATCAATACCTTTGGGTTGCCTACGTTCTAAGCGAAGGACTCATAGAAGGTGTTAGAGAATTATTCATTGATGATTATCAAATTGAAAATGCCACACTGACTAACCTAATGGCAGGTGAAGGTAACGTTGTACAAATTGGTGAAGGCAAATACAAAGACCGTGTACAATTACAATTCTTCCCAGGTGTCTACTACAATAACCCAGCGGCTGATTCTGTAATACCCGCAAGAACATTGATGAAAGACTCGCCAAATTGGAAGTCATCAATGTACTACAACGGATTGGCTGTGTTGTTTGTTAGATACTATTGGATTAAGGCAGAAGGTCCAAACGCACAACAGATTGCGGATTCAAATCCATTCACAGGTGGTATTCCTCAGATCAAAGCCACAATACTAGGCAAGAAAGTGGCCAGTCTTGTGACCACAGCCAGTGAAAGTGTAGAATACGGTGCGGCGGGCTACTCAGAAAGATATTCTACAAATCCAGCAGAAATTCTACTAGACTACCTACGTAATCCACGTTATGGTAAAGGTCTTATTAACAGAGACATTGATTGGGAAGCATGGCGTATAGCAGCGGCCAAATGTAATCAAGAAGTTGAATACATCACAGGTGTTCGCGGTCCTATTATGACCTGTAACTATGTTCTAGACACAGGACAAAGTTTGTTTAACAACACCAAAGCACTGCTACAGGGCTTTAGAGGTTACATGCCTTATCTACAAGGCCGTTACAAACTTAAAATAGAAGATGCTGGACATCCCACTGACATACTCAGCGGATCAGCATTGATTCAAGCAACGTTTACTCAAGATAACATTCAAGGTGACGTGACCTTTACCGGCATTGATAAAAGTGCCAAATTTAATGCTGTGGCAGTGACTTATGTAGATCCAGACAACAAGTATTCAACACAGCAGGTTATCTATCCAGAAACAGAAGAAGAACGTCAAACTTACATTCAATTAGATGGCGGTCGTGAAAACAAATCAGAAGCAACCTTTGGAACCATAACCAATTATGCTATGGCCAAAGACTTTGCTCGTATGTTGTTTAACAAGTCACGCAGACAAGAAACATGTGCGTTGACAGTGACCAGCCAAGGTATGGAATTAGAGCCAGGCGACAATATTCGTATTCAAAGCAACATACTTGACTTTGACACAGATCCATGGCGTGTGATCAACAAAAAGATCAATGACGATCTTACTGTGGAATTAAACTGCGTTCGAAATCCAGACGATATCTATCCTCACACTCGTGTAGGTGAAGAAGATGTTGTGTTGCCAACTTATGTGCCAAAAGGTGCTACAATCTATTATCCAAGTAGTCAAAATACACCGGGAGTGGGCCTCGTACCTCCTACACATGTGCCAGGATATAATGAAACAAATCCAAATACATCTGTAGGAGGCGGCGTAGGTGCTCCAAATGACAGTGTAAATGAAACACCAATCACAACACCACCTGTGGAAAAACCATTACTGCTTACAGATACAATTTCTGTAACCTATGTAAAATACACCGTAGTGTCAGGCAATCAGTTAAATGCCTTCGTTGAATTCCTACAGCCAACAAATGCCATGTATGATTCTGTGGACATTTGGTATAAGGCATCTGCTGACAATGGCTACAAGAAAGTTAGGGTAACAGATAAACCTGGTGCTGGTAAGAAAATTATCTACGCAATACCAGAAATTATCAATCAAAAGACCTACGAATGTGTGGCTAGAGTAAATTACTCTACAGGTGAAACATCACAGGTAGTTTCTAAGTTTCCATTATTGGCACAGGCTGGCACAGGAGAGTTTGTCAGCGACACAGTACAGGTTATTGGCACAGGATGGACTTTGCCTCAATACACTGTGGTAGAATCACGCAGCAACAACATTGGCATTGTCTATGCTACAGCGGCTACTTCAGGTTCCAACAGAAGACTAAACTTCCAAGTACAAGAAAAGTGTTTAGACACAGTAAACAGCGAACAGCCTAACCCAGACATTGTTGGTCTAATGATCTATTTTAAGGCCAGTGCTGATACCTATTGGACACAACAGTCTTTTGTCTTTCCTCCAACATACAAAAGCGGAGACTTTGGCACATTCCAATTTACAGGTAACATTGGCACAACATCAACTGCCAATACCAGTTATGACTTTGTTATGAGATATTTCTACAAAGACGGCAAGCAAAGCAATCGTCAACGTAGATATATGAATGTCAATGTTACTTCAAACCCAAGCCATGGATTTGGTGTACTAGTAGCACCTACTTGTTTCCAAGAAGATTCAGGCAGTTACAATTTATTATTAACCTCTGATCAACCAGCAGTGGTTGCTGATCCATTAGATACTACTGTGGGTGTTAGATATATTTTCTGCCGCTCACAAAACATTGGACAAGGTAACACACCAGGTATTAGAATTGGTGTTATTCCCACAGACGCAGCCAATGCTGCCAATTTCCAAGGATTAAGATTGTATTATAGACAATACGATCCACTAGGACAAAGCAGCCAATGGAGATTTATTGACAACCTAAATACAGCCAATGATGTAGATGGATTATTAGGGATTGCTGTGCCTTTGGATTTTACCTATACCTATGATGTTGTTTTAGTACCATTAGTAAAAACTTCTACAGCCACTAGACAAGAAACTAAAAATGCTTGGGCATTTACAGGAAAGCCATATAATTATGGCACAGATAGTGGTATACCTAAATCAGATGTTCCTACTGATACTTTTGCTTCTGCTGTCTACGGTACACAATTAAATTATAAAGGTACCTGGTCTCCAAGATTTGTAAACACCAAAGAAGCACTTAATACCGTACAACAAGTCAAGAGTGAAGCCATTCCTACTGTACAGGTTATTAATTGGGATTACAAAAATTATAATCAAAACGGTTTTTGGGATTCAAACTCAGGCAATAGATTAAACGCAGGTTATTACCTGAAAGTCTATGTTGGACATATTGCCAACTTTCAAGACATTAGAATATATCGCAGACAATATGTTCCTAATTTATTTCAGGATTTAAATTTTAAATTTTGGGGTCACGGACGTTGGGAACGCATAACTTATTCTACTGTTTCAAGTGGCGTTATGGAAATTAATCTAAGACCGCCTACAGCATATTTTGAAGTTAATCAATTTGGTCAATTAGAAGGCAATTATAATAATGCTTTGTTTGGAGCACCTATAACATCATCGTCACGGTTTGATGAATTCTTAATTGTTGTACGTACTTCTACCAATGTTGAAGCAGCCAGCGGGGTATTGTTAAAAGGTAGAGATTGGAGTTTTCCAAATAGAACTGTAACCAGTTTATTAGACAACACCATTAATTCTACAACACCGCCATCCTATCTATTGGCTTCATACAATGACAATTATGATGTTGGTTATTATAAAAGATTAGACGAAGCAATCGCACCAAGATCCAATGCTAATCTAACAGCAAGATTTTTAAATTACGGTGGTACTATAGTTGGTACTTCAAGATTGGTGGCTAATTCTTCAGGTATTACTGTAAATGCTGGATTTAGTCCAACTACACAATAAGGATAAGATATGGCCATACCAGCACAGAGATCATTTTTAGAAGATAACATAGGTATAGTAGTACCCTGGGACACAGGCACATGGGCAAGTTGGTCATCATGGGATGGCCAAAGTCATTGGATTTCCGCACCAGAAGATGAACTAATTTGGATCATCGATAGAGTAGACCTAGAACGTGAAACTTATTTCAATCTAACCATTACCACACAGGCCGTAGGTCGAGTGTCATACAAGGTCTATACCTCTACCACAGGTGCGTTTGCTGGTGAGGAAACCGAGACTGTCATAGCCTACAACAGCACCAACATAGCAGCCTTTTATGGTCGTTATTACATGATTGCTGTCTATGTGGCAAACATTGACAATCTACAGATACTACAAAACGTAGAAGTCAATGCCAATACCAATACCTATCAGATTAGCCGTTCAGGGGTGAACACCAATACTTTTGCCGGTACAACATCGGCTAGACAGATACCGTTATCGCGTAACGTTTCGCACATTTGGAGCATTAGTGTTCAACCCCAGGCTACCTCATACACACAAGACGTTTATGTAACAGAATACCCTAGTGCCACAACATTGATACCCACAGTGGTTTCAAAATCCAGATCAGCACCTAGTATCAAACTAGTAGGCTTAGATAATGTGGCCCGTGACGCAGTCATAGACTATGAATTAACCGTAATGCCAGAGCAGAGCATGTTAAATGGCAATCTGGTAAGTAGATAACAGGAGACAACAAATGTCATTTCCATCAGGAACAGTAATAGAAAACAGTAATTTAGATTCAGGCACAGACAGCCCAGCCAATGCTAGAGCAGACCTATTGAGTCTAGTCAACGCATTCAATCAAGTAATTGCCAGCGAAAATGGCAACAATGGCGTTTGTGTGTTAGACAACAGTGGTAAACTACAGGTAGCACAACTGCCTACTACCATTAATACCAGTGTGTTAAGTCTACAGCCAAACAATGGTGTTGTTCAAATTGTGGACTGTATTAGACTACCAAGAAAGACCGTGGCTGATCTAGCCACAGACTTTCCCTCACCACAGGCCGGTGACATTGTGAATCTTTCTAATGGTGATGGCGGTGATCCTTGCCTTGCTGTCTATGATGGCACAAATTGGAAAGTTATTGCCCTAGGTGCTACTGCTTCAGCAACTTAAAAAATATGGCTCTTAAATAGCCGGTTAGTAGACTGTCCTAGTACCCAAGCCTACCCTAGAATTTGTTACCAAAATAAACCGTCACAGTGACATTGCTATGACGGTTTTTTTCATCCTAGACCGGCATTTGCGACGTCTTTTTTAAGTTTTCTCCTCTTAGATTCAGATTCCAATTACTATTTTTACCTAGTTGATAGATAGTTCATGGATCCAAAAAAATATCAAGAATTACTAGACTCAGTGGCACAGACTGAATATTCTGATGACGCAGGCGGCCCTGTGATCAAGAAACTCTTGCCAAAACCTCAGGTCTGTGCTAGACCCAATTGCGGTCACATAGTCACAGATGATCTAGTGCTCAGCGTGTACTACGAACGGCCTTTGCCACATTGGCGTTCAAATTGTAAGACCTGTCTCTGCTATCTCAATCCCTATACTGGAGAACCCCTACAGGGCAGCAAAGCACAGACCGTAAACACAGTCAACAGCATCGTAAGACAGCATTATAGACAACGTGAATTGGCACAGGGTATCCAAAGACCACGCCGGTATCAGCGTAAGAATCCTGAACCTGTGATCCAGCAAGAGGACAACGTAACCAAAATCACCACTGAACATGATGCTGTCACAATTACTGAGTACATTTACACCAGTGATAAATAATTTCAGCAGTGTACATCCGTTGGATACCTTATAATTTTCCAACTCCTTTGAATGTTAGGTCTGTCAACTCAAACTTCAAAATTGCCATAACACACTGCGAGAAACGCCCGCCATGGGCGTTTCGCCTTTTGTGAGATTCACTTTTATCTGGGTCTAGATTGACTTGTATAAATAACAGTGACAGGCAAACATTTTAGGCAAATCCAAAATAATCATCTAACACCCAAGGTTGGCGGGCCAGATTGTAATACCGCTGTGGAAAAAGCCGCATGAAAAACGGCACACGTGACATATTGAAGCACTCCCGTCGAGGAATTCGACTATCCTGAAAAATGGAAGTGAGTCAGAGGGTTCGAACCATATGCCCAACGCTTTGATATAGTATGAATGTTAGCATACAAAAACACTGGCTATAAAAACCCAAAGCACTAGGAACGAGGCTTGGGATAGCGTAGAAATACGTGATGTCGTGGTAGGCGGGGAAAGCACAGAGCCCATTAGCACACAGTGAAAAATTACCTACTTCCAAAGTCTTGGCTGGGATAACTCACATAAAGACACTTAGACGGAACCATTAAGATAGGTTCCGTCTGACTGAACAATCTACATAAAGTTCCATAGTCAATGATTTATACACATACATGATCTGTTAGCAGAAGTAAAGCGAAGCGAATGACGAGTGAGCGACAGCGAAATGAGTTGATGTCCTTTAGGACATCCATAACTGATAAGGACGATTTTTAGATGAAATTATTGGCATCAATCACAGAGGAGGAATGGCAGGACATAGAGAGATTCATCGACTGCGAATACTCAAATCCCTTACCAGATGAATTCGTGTTCTATGATGCTAGCCTGATCCTAGAATGG